AAAAGGTAGAATTAAATCCTTTAAGACACCATGGCTAGGTATAAACAAAGCTGGTGTTGGAGGATTGGAATGGGGATCTATGCTCACTATAGGAGCTAGACCAGGATCCGGTAAGACTCTTATTGTAAACCAAATATTAAGAGAAGCTCGTAAGAATAATCCTGATCAAGACTTTAATCTTCTTGACTTTCAGTTTGAGATGGGAGGGAAGCAGTCAGCAGCTAGAGCTTTTGCAGCTGAGACAGCACTAGATTACAATGTGGTACTATCTACAGAAAAAGATCTAGATGATTTCTCTTACAAAATGATGGAACAATATGTTCTTGAGACAGAAGCTTTAGAAGATGTAGGTATACAGAGACAAGTGATCAGCACTCCTCTTACACATGATGGAATCAAAAAAGCTGTAGAGCATTACTTCAATGCTATGGGTGGTAAACCTATGGTGGTTACTATAGATCACAGCTGGTTAATTAAAAGAATGCCTGATGAGAAGGAAAAAATCACTACCTTGTATAACACTGTAGAAATGTTAATGCAACTTAAGAATGACTATCCTATCATTATCATAATGATCACTCAGCTTAACAGGGGTATGGAAGAGTATACCAGGAAGACTCCAGGTATAATAGCTAACTATCCTACTAGTAATGATATATTTGGTGGTGATGCTCTAATGCAGGGATCAGACATGGTGTTAGCATTAAGTAGACCATTCACTCTAAATATACCATTATATGGAGATAAAGCTTATATGGTACATCCAGATGACATATTTGTACATCTTCTAAAAGTAAGAAACGGAGCTGATAATGTATCCATACTTTTTATGAAAGCTGAATTCAAACGTCAAAGAATGATAGAGGTTAGTGAACCCACCCCAACTAGTCAAGGAACTAGTAACAGAGGAGGTTACACTAGATTATCACAAAGATCACAACAACCCAGTAATCAGTCATCAGTAGCTAGTGATATAGATGTTGATGATATTTAATAACAACAAAACAAACAAACATGGCAGAATTAAAAAATCCAGAGTTTGATCTCAAAGAATGGAAGAAGGCCAAGCTAGATGCTATCAGAGCCCACCATAGAGATCTAATCAATGATTTAGGAATTAGTCCATTAGATTTCAACATGAAGAAAGCCTTTTATGACAAACAAGGCAGAGAAGTTGTTGGAATCTTTGGTTCAGAATTCCGTAAAGAAAAAGGCTTTTTCTTTGAGCTTATCAGTAGTGATCTTGATCCTATTGATCCTGAAAGAAAAGTTTATAGAGTACCACCAAACACTTGTTATGAAGAAGAGTATGAATTCAATCCTAAGAACTCATACAATGTTCCGTTAGAGGAACTAAGAGTAGTTAATCCTTACTCAGTTGCTATTACAAAAGGAGCAGAAATTTTCAAAAATCCTGAAATAACTAAGGAAAAAGTTTTGAAAAATCCACAAGTTTCCCTACCTTTGGAGGACGCACCTTACAGTGAGATGACTATCAGAGATTACATGGCTATTCACACCGGTAAACCTGTAAGTCTAAAGAGCTGGTTGAACGACTTAATTAAAACATCATAATAACATGGCACAGAGTATTTTAGTAATTGCTGAGTCCGGTAGTGGAAAGTCTACTAGTATAGAAAACTTGGACCCTAAAGAAACCTTTATTATCAACGTAGCTAACAAGCCGTTGCCTTTTAAAGGATGGAAGAAAAAGTATACCATTTGGAGTAAAGACAACCCCACTGGTAATATGTATGACAAGTCCAGTGTACCGAACATTGAAGCATGCATCAAGTACGTAAATGACAAGAGACCTGAAATCAAAGCTTTGGTAATTGATGACTTTCAATACATGAGCTCATTTGAGTTCTTTGAAAGGGTAGATGAAAAAGGCTATGATAAGTTCACTCAGATTGGTGCAGGATTAGCTAGAATAGCTAGAATGCCTAAAGATTTGAGAGATGATCTTCAAGTTTACTTCTTGACACATGCTGAGGAATCTACAGACTTAGAAGGAAAGAAACGTTACAAAGCCAAGACCATTGGTAGAATGGTAGATGAAAAGCTAACATTAGAAGGCTTGTTCTCTATTGTACTATTTGGTAAGGTGAAGAAGGACAAAGATGGTAATATCCGTCATGTGTTTGAAACACAGAACAACGGAGAGAATACATGTAAGAGTCCTAAAGGAATGTTTCCTACCTTTGAGATTGTAAATGATCTCAACTATGTAAGACAGGCAATTATAGATTACGAAAACTAAGATTCATTATTAAAAAAAACACAGTATGTTTAACACAAAAGGACAAGAAATCAAAACAGGAGGAGGAACTCCAAAATCTTTACAAGCAGGTGTTGTAAAAGCACACATCCACAGTGGGTCTGTAAGAACAGCTAAAAGTGGTAAGAAGTCTTTAGAACTAATCTTAGAAGGTCCAGCAATGGAAGGCTTTGAAGGTTGGGCTATTGATAAAAATAATCCAGAAGGTCCTAAGTTTACTGGTCAATCTAGTAGAGTTAGTGCCACCATCTATTCTGATCAGTATGATTCAGATAGTCCGGCTAAGAATGAGATTATTTATAAGTTGTTATATATTGCATCTGAATTAGGACTTAGAGATGATGCTGACAATGTTAATGCAAAGAGCATTGAAGAATGGGTTGATGGAGTGATCAACATTCTAAAAGGCAAAGATCTTTATTTCTTCTTGAAAGGTACAGAGGAAGAATATAATGGTAAAACTATTATTAAACTATCTTTACCAAGATATAAATTTGCATCATCTGATGTTTCTGGTCTAGATAAGTTTGATAAGAACAATCAATTCCATTATAAAGCTCTTCAAACAAAGACAGTTTCTGGTTTTGAACCAGCTATTGATGACTTTGACATGTAATAAATTGTCTGTTTTCTATGGTGTTACAAAATGGGGGTAGGAAACTATCCCCACTTTTGTTAAATTTAATTGTATGTTTAAAACAAAGAACTTAGTACATGATATAAAACATGTCCCCATTCCGTGGATATTTGAACATTTCTGTAAGCTCACTGAAAAACTAACAGGTCAAGATGTAAAGATTAAATCACTATTCAATCCTAAAGAACGCACTCCCAGCATGTGCATTTATTGCACAAGTTCAAAAGAATATAAGTATAAGGATTTCTCTACAGGTAAAGGAGGTAGTGCTATAGATTTGATAAAAGATTTATATTCTCTAAATTTTCATAAAGCTTCTCAGTTAGTTATAGAAAAGTATAACGACTTTGTACTCCATAATAATGGAGGCTATGATGTTGGAGAATTTAAACAACAATCTAGATATAAAGTAACTAGTTATAAAGTTAGAAGCTGGACCACACAAGATCAATATTTCTGGACTCAGTTTAATATTGGATCTAAACTACTTGAGGCACATAATGTACAGCCTCTAGAAAGTTATTGTATGACCAATGAAGATAAAGAACTACGTATAAAAGGTCTCTATCTATATGGTTATTTCAAAGCAGATGGTACCCTGTATAAGATATATCAACCTAAAACACTTGATAAGAAATTTATTAAAGTGACTGACTACATCCAGGGGATGCATCAATCCACTGGAGAAAAGTATCTTATCATCACTTCTAGTCTAAAAGATATAATGTCTATTAAATCTTTAAAACTTTCCAATCTAGATGTAATAGCTCCTGATAGTGAGAACACTATGATAAGATCAGAAATTATGGAAGAACTACAAACTAAATATAAAAAAATTGTAGTGTTATTTGATAATGATGATGCAGGTATAAAAGCTATGCAGACCTACAAAAAGAAGTATCCCTTTATAGAAATGGCACTCCTACCTATGAGTAAGGATGTGTCTGATAGTATAAAAGATTTTGGAGCTAAAGAGGTTCGTAACAGATTAGTTCCTATCTTAGATAAAAAATTGAATAATGGCAATACGTAAATCATCTAATAAAAAAACCAAGGCTTCTAAAAAAGTAACCAAAGCTTCTGGTATTCTTAGCCTAAAGACTAGAAATGCTGGCACCATGACGGAGTCAGCATTCTGGTCTTTTATTAGAAGTAGTCTAAGACAAAAATCTAGATGGTGGAAACCTATAACTCAAGCTAAAGATGCTGCTAAAAGAAAGTATAAAGGACCAAACAAAAGACAGAAATGGGAATATTTGTGTAATGTTTGTAATAATTATTTTCCTAATACAGAGATTAATGTAGATCACATTATTCCTGCCGGTACATTAAGAAGTGCCCAGGACCTTCCAGGATTTGTTGAAAGACTATTCTGTGAAGTGGATAACCTTCAAGTATTATGTAATGTTTGCCATAATAAAAAAACTCAAGATGAAAAGTCCAAAAAGTAAACAGGACCTTATAGAAACTGTTATTAAACAAATAGAGCTTGATTGTCACTGCTGTGATTATACAGCATTAGAAGTATTTTTAAATTGTATTCCTATAAATAATTTAATTAACTATCTACCAGAAGAAGACTGGAGTAAATTTAAACATTTAAGACCTGTTCCAGAATTAAGAACTGAAAATGCATTAACCAATTTAATTAAACAATTTCCTAATGATCAAGAATTAGGAAAGCAAATTAGACAAAGATGGCAGATGAAATAAAAGAAGTAAAAGACTTAGAACAAGAGCTAACTCTTAAAGGAGTTATTGATTTCTTAGAGTATGAGGAAGCTCTTACAACAGACAAAGCAACAGCAAACAGAATTAGAACATTATTAACAATAATAGGAGTATGGAACTAGAAGATTTGATGAATGAATCTATAGATATAATGGAGAATGACTTTTACAAGAAGAAGTTTTATTTCTCATATAGCAGTTTGAATAAACTAATGTGGAGCCCCACAGTGTTTCATCAGTTGTATGTGCTTGGAATTAAAGATGAAAAGCCAGAGTCTTATTTGGTTCAGGGTAAGATAATTCATTGCTTACTATTAGAACCAGAAAAGTTTAATGATCAATTTATTGTGAGTCCAAGTAAATTACCTGGAGATAGTACAAGAGTTGTTATAGATAGAGTGTATGCTCATGCTAAAGAACTACAAGCTAATGGTGATCAAAGAACAGACATGGCAGACTTTAGTGATGCTGTATTAGATGTTCTTAGAGATATCAATCTTCATCAAAGCTTGAAAACTGATCAGCAACGTATAGATAAAATATATACACAGGAAGCTTTTAGTTATTGGGATTTTCTTAAATCTAAAGGATCTAAAATTCTTATAGATCAAGATACCCACACCTATTGTACAAATGCCGTAGAGATCATTAAAGCAAATAAAAGTATATGTCAACTATTAGGTCAGGATGTTTCTGAGTTTGATAATATAGAAGTTTATAACGAGCTACCTATTCAAGTAGATTTTCCTACAAGACCTTTTGGACTTAAAGGAATAATAGATAACTTAGTTTTTGACCATGACAAAAAAATTATTTATATTAATGATGTAAAGACCACTAGCAAAGATCTTAAAGACTTCCCTGAAACTGTAGAGTTCTATTCTTATTGGATGCAAGCTGTAATGTACTCATCACTTGTAAGTTTAAATTTTAATCATTTAATAGAAGAAGGATATGAATTAAAGTTTAACTTTGTAGTGATAGATAAGATGTATCAGACTTATGCATTCCCTGTAAAAGAATCTACAATGGTGGATTGGTTAAATAGATTTGGTGAAGTTTTAGATAAAGCTGAATGGCATTATGTAAACAAAAGCTATGATCTACCTTATGACTTTGCAGTGGGTAAAGTAACCTTATAAAAATAATAGTATGCTCAAGAGTTTATATAATAAGTACTTTCAAAAGTCAAAGTCTTTTCTTTATCCAGCTCTGGGTATTAAAAAAAATAGTGAATTCACACCTTCAGGAACTTATATATCCATTGATGGGTATATAAATCCTGAGGATGCAAAACTTATTTGTACTTTTGAAAGAATTGAAGGAGAGAAATTCTTAAAGTTTGAACAGAATATGCTATTAGAAAATCCTTTATTTTCAGAAAAGCTTGAAATTGAAAAGTATAATGTGTATATATTTGATTTTGAGATATATACAAACGATTGGTTTAATTTTATACTTGGTCATTATTCTCAGTTTTCTAAAATACTAAAGAAAGCTATTAAAGTATATTATGGTAGAGAATCCACTGAATATAAGTATATGGATAGTTATTTAAATCCAGAAGAATACTATCAGGAGTACTCTGAACTTTTAGATATTGATGTAAACATTTTAAAAGCAGGTGGAGAGTTATGTGACTCTTGTGATTTAGAAAAAGAAACTTTAAAAATTCCTCAAGAATATTTGGATAAGTTACTTAAAACAATATAACTTTGTAAAAAACCAACAAAAGTATGAATAATTCAATGTTGCTAGTAACTTCTAGCTGGGGTCAATTCAAGACCTTTAAGATGATTCCAATCAGTAAAGAATGTCCTTACAATGAGTGCATCTATGATGTACAATCTAAAGTGTTAGCTATTATTGGTAAAGAAACTAAAGAGTCTTTCCACATGCTACCTAAGCTTACAGATCAAGGGGATGTTCAATATCTTAAAATTGGTAAAAGAAACAATGGTAAAGACTATGCTGAAGAACGTAAAGCTCTAGTTACACTCTATGAGTATTACATTGAAGATGCACAAGAAATCAAAGACTTTGTAGCAATGTTTTGTGTTAATTCTAGCACTTTTAATATACAACAGTATATTGATATGGTAACAGATGTTGCACCAAGTGTAGCTCCAAGCAGTTTGATTACTACTGTATAATTGTTATTCATACTAATAATTAAGGGAAGTGTTTACACTTCCTTTTTTTATCAACCAAAGGGGAAACAGCTTAACTGAATATATAGAAAATGAAAAGAACACATTGGGTAATGGACTATGAGACTATTGTAAATTGTTTCGTAGGTGTATTTGTAGACTACAAGGATAGTAATGTAAAGCATTTGTTCGTTGTTCACGAACAGAGAAATGACTTCTCAAAGCTTGTCACATTTCTTCAAAGAAACGTGACAGAAAAAGAGTGGCATATTTCTTATAATGGATTAGCATTTGATGCTCAAATCACCCAGTATATTTTAGATAATGCTAAAAGACTGGAAAGACTACCTGTAGAAGACATTATAAAAAACATATTTAATTTTGCACAAGATACTATTAAGAAAA